TGACATCAATGGGAATTATTCCGCTGGTACAGATAACAGCCTCGCCGGAATCGTGACGCTCGCCAATAGCGCCGCGAACGCGCACACGATCTTTGTCAGTGGTGCGACCACCACGAACACAATCGCGGGTTTTACTGCGGTTCCCACCACCGGCGACGTGGTGACGTGTACGGTTGTCGCCACGACATGCACCTTGACCGATGGAGGAGCACCCGGCGGCGCGCCTGCATTCAGCGCCATCACCGGAGCTACAAATACAACGGCGGCGATGATTTGCGGAACAGGATGCTCACTATCCAGCGTGCCGCAATTCAATGTCGGAGCGGTAGGAACCTCCGGCATTTTAGGACTTAAAGGCACAACCAGCGGCACGGCGACTTTAACCGCTCCAGCGGTCGCGGGAACCACGACAAATCCAATTGTGTCAAGTAATAATATTCAAGTCCCCGTGGGAGCAGTGACAACGCCAGGATTGGGAATTGGTGCGGGGGGAAGTGGCATATTTTCAGTGGGTGGTGGTGTCACCTTGGAAGTAACAGGCGTAAGTCAATTGGCGGCTTTTACTAATTCAGTAAGGGTTCTTCCAACCGCCGCTTTGGGATTTGCATCTGGGTCACTCGATACTAATGCCTTGGATACCGCTATTTCACGCGATTCCGCCGGTGTTATGGATGTTGGAAACGGTACTGCATCGGATGTGACAGGGACTATCAAGCCCGGCAAATATGCCACGGGCACGAATTGCAACTCCAGCGCATCGCCTGCGGTCTGCGGCTCTGCGGCGGCGGGCATGTTCACACTCGCCGCCACCACAACCTCCGTCACCGTGAACACAACCGCGGTCACGGCCAACTCTGAAATCATCGTGTTTAATGACGATTCCCTCGGTGCGCGATTAGGAGTGACTTGCAACACGGGAATAGATAGCGTCCTTGTTTCCGCCAGGGTTGCGGCCACCAGTTTTACTGTTACAGGTTCAGCGCCGGTCACGAATCCGAATTGCTACAGCTATTTGATTATGAACTGAGGGATCATGCGACCATGAAGAGGCTCACCCTATTTCTGGCGATGTTAGCATTAAGCGCCGTCTCGACATTCGCCCAGGGAACCAACGTCGCCGGGGCCGGGAGCACGAGCGGAGGCAGCATCTCCAGTGGTCAGTCCCTTGTGAATGTCGCAGGCGCGACAGTCGGCGCGAACACTTTGACCTGGACGCGTCTGGGCGCTGTCCTTGGCACACCGTATTCCTATGGCACCATTTCATTTCAAGAGCCGTCCTGCTGGATTCAGACTTCGCCGCAACTTCTACCGACTGGCTATTCGCAGGTCGTAGCGTGCATCTTTTCGCAGGATGGCGGCTCGATCAACTACGCGGAAGCTCCTAGCCCGCAAGGCCCTTTTACTTACCATCCCAGCAACCCCGTAATAGCGAACGCCGGATGCGCGAGCAACGTGACCACCATCGGCGGCCAGCTCGTAATGTTTGCTTGCAACAGCAGGATAGACATCCACCGCTATCACTCGATCACGAATGGCATTTCCTGGGTGGATGACGGCGCGGTTGTGACCCATAACACGCAATCTTGGTATAGCGTGCAGGCAGACAACTCCTCCTATTTGATCGTCGGCGGAATTTGTTACCTGTGGTTCGATGGCAACGCTTCCGGGCAAAACTACGCGCAAGGTCTAATGACCGGCAATTCCACTTGCGCCGTCGGTAGCTTCACCGAGGCGACAGGCGATCCTCAAATCCCGTTCAGCGAATTGAACGGCGGCGGACCGTGGGTTATCAACGACGGTACGAATTTCTGGCAATGGGAACTTGGCGGGGTTACGACTGCAACGGCCTATCCCAGCATCCTGTATTTTGCCGAACTGAATACAAATGGCAAGGGCGCGGTCGGTCATACCCATACCGTCATGATGACGGCCAGATTTGAAGATGAGGGCGGCGGCAAGATAAATAGCAATTCCCAGCTTGCCGATCCAGCATTGTTGGAATGGCCTTATGCGCAGGGCGATCCACGAAACACCACCTATCTGTATTACACCGCGTGCGCGAATAATTGCGCCTCTCCGAGCCAGCAAGAAATGACGATCAACGTAGCGTCGATTCCGCTTCCGATGAAAAGCATCGTGCAAATGACGCAAATCGATACAGGAGTACAACCAGCTCACAGTGGTTGGATCTTTACAAATGGAATTTCTTCCAACACTCCCCTGCCGGTTCCCACAGGTTTTGACAACGCCAATCGCCCGAATAACGCCAACGGTCTTGGAAACGATTGGACCGCCGTCTACTCGGGCACGCTGCCAACGATCGTCAGTAATCAATTCCAGCCGTTTCTCGTCAACAGTGGTTCGCGGGGCTTATATCTGCGAGTGCAGCCTGTAGCGGACCAATTTTCCTCCATTCAACTGATCGCCGCTGCATCCACTTCCACGACTGGAGTAATCGTTCGCGGAGCAACCACCGACACGACTTTTTATGAGTGCGTCACCGTCAACGCGCTGGGGGTTTCACAACTCATTACGATCAGGAAATACGTGCATGGTGTTGGCTTCACCACGGTCGGCACGATAACGGCAACGCCAAAGGCGAATGATTGGCTTGTTCTTACGGCGCAGGGAAGCACGATCAGTTGCACGTTATACGATCCGGCGGGAAACGCCACGGCGAGCGGAACGGATACCTCGATTCTCAGCGGACTGCCCGGTTTCACGATGAACGACACGGCGGCTCAGGCGAACGCGATCACGGACAACTGGAGCGGCGGCTCGCTCTACGGAGACGGCAGCGATGCCACGCAGCAACAGAGGCTTTGGACCGCTTCGCAGTTTTACGCTACAGCGCCGATTGCCAGTGGAGCGGGCGCGACACTGACCGGAACCGGAGCCTGTGCGACGATCACGACGCAATCGGGCGGCTCTTGGGCGGGCACGGCAAAGTGTACCGCCGCGACAGCCGCAAGCACGCTGACAATAACTTTCGCGCTCACCGCCCCGAACGGTTGGAACTGCCCGGTATTCGATGAAACGACGCGAGCGAATCTATTCCAGCAAACCTCCCACACGCAAACTACCTGCGTGCTGACGGTGACCAGCGCCACGCAGAACGATGTGTTTAGCTGGAGCGCAACGCCCTATTAGGCGCGAAAGGACATGGGGCCATTCGACAACAAGGGGCGTTCAATTCTAGACGAGTGGGCCATCACAGCGCTGTCTATGGCGCTTTCCAGGCGCAGGAAGCATAAAGAAGCGAAGGATTTGGCGCAGGATGAACAGGACATCAAGGACGTGCTGGAAACACTCACGGCGATGTCTTGGGTCGTCATTCCGCATGGTGTACTGGAAAACGTCATCAACGAGCTGCGGAAAGCGCTAACGGGCGCGCAGGCGGATAATTGAGCATCACGCTTGTCATTGCCATTGCTGGAGTGCTTGTTCAGGCCGGCGTCATGCTGGCGACGGTTAAATTCCTGAACGAGAAACAGGACGATCAGCACGGACAGACTCGCAGGGATTTGAACGGCATCGGTCGCAAAGCTCGGTCCATGATGGCGGAACAAATCATCCAAGCGGCCATCACTGCGGGATTGCCGAAGGACGAGAGGCAGGAATTCGCGGTGTTGGTCCGCAAGTTAATCAACGGGATCTAGGAGGATTTCATGCACAACTGGATTGACATTCTGACGCGCACGGTCTTTATCGCGTCGATCCTTCACAGCGCATTGCCGCCGTGGGACTTTCTGAACGATTTCCCGAAGGCGCAAAAGGTGTACAAGGCGGCAATCTATCTCATCGGCTATATCGCCATCAACGCGCGGAGTACGGTGTACAAGAGCATTTCGACCGAAACGCTGGGAGGTGTGAACGGCGACCCGGCGCCAACGGTAAAGCCGTAATGTCCGGCGATTTCGAGCCCTGGAATAACATGCCATCCCAAAACAAAGCGCCAAACAAGGAACCCTCGTACGATTACCTGAAACACCGGCATGCGGATCAGGTTCGCACGACCATCAAAATTCTACTGCTGGCCGTGCTGCTACTTCTCGGCCTCTTGTGGCATCACGGCTGGCGACCGTAGGTATCGAATTCGCATCAGGACTTGGAATTTGCTTTTTGACGCGCACGAGGAGGGAGTAGGATGGCACCGACAGGAAAGCCGCTAAGCGAAGCAAGGAGAAACAACGTGAAGAAAGCAACCTGGAAGAGACTCCGACAAGTTTTCGTAATCCTCGCGCTGATTTTGGTTCTTGTCGGCACGACATTCGAGCTCGCCAACACGGTTCTGGCGCAAGCCACCGGATACCGCTATTCGCCGCAAGGCTTAGTGCTGAACGGCTATAACGGCGGACTGTGTTTTGAGAGCACCTATCTCAGCGGCGTCACGTCCTGCATTCAGCAAATGGTGGCCGGCACTCTGGGGCAGACGCTTGGAAACGTGAACACCGGCTGGGGGAACCTTCCCAACGCCCCGGTGGCGGCGCTGGCGACAGCGACGACGGGAGGATTCATTCCCAACGGAACATCCTACCGTCTGGGAATTCGCTACATTACCATCACTGGCGGCTCAACGATCATCACCGCGGCCCAGGAAGCCACACAGACAACGACCGGCAGCGGCACAAGCACAATCACCGTTACCGCGCCGCTCGCGGCGGCAGGCGCGGCGGGTTATGTCGTGGATTCCACGAACGCCAGCGGCGTAGGACTGAGCAACGCGACACTCACGGAACTGACGCAACCGATGTCAACGGCAGTGTGCGCGGGAGCTTTCCAAGTGAACAGCATCAATGGCCCCGGCACCGGACTGACCGTTTGCCCGTTTGGCACGAATGCGGTCTTGACGAATTTAATCTTTGCCGTGCCGACTGTTTTCACTCCCAACATTCCAGGCTCGCCGGCGGGATTCGCGGCGGGCGGCACGCCGACTCCGGTTCAAAACAACGCGGCTTATCCCGCAGGAATCCCCGAAACAATCTGCAATCTTCTGCCCCAAACCGCGCTCGCCACGATCACCACCATTCAAGTCCTCGGCAGTTGCCCCATGCAGCCTAACGTACAGAACCAAATCGGCAAGATCCTGCGCATCGTCGGGCAAGGCGTTTACACCTCGGGCGCGCAAACCGGAACGATGACTCTTTCTCTCGTCATGGGCGGCATAACCCCGATGACCATCACTAGCCCGGCAATCATCACCGGCGGCCAAACCAACGCGCAGTTTTATTTCGATTGGCGCTGTACGACACAATCCACCGGAGCAGCCGGCACGCTCATGTGCACAGGCGAGCAGGATGTGAATTTGGCGACGGCAAACAATCTGGCCGCGCTCACCCGCCAAGCCGACAACATTCACGGCGCGGCAAGCTCAGCCATCAACCTCACCGCGGCAAACACGGTGACAGCCAACATCACCATGTCGAGCAGCACAACGAGCGCGCAGCTTCTTGACATGCGCGTGTATCTCGATAACTAAGGGGGAACCGTGGCACTCACAGTCAATGACATTCCGCCCGGAGCAACCGCGATCGTTGCGAACGGGACCGTGGTGGGCAAGGTTCCAGGCGACCGGCGCCGCAAGCGAATCCGCATCACCGCCGACACGAATTACTTGACTGGCGGGTATCAGTTGACGCCCGCGATGTTCGGATTCTCGACGCAAATCGACTATGTGGACATGAGCAATGACAGTGGCGGAGCTCCCGGGGCGGTTGCCGAACTGGGCTGGTTCTACAACACCGTCACGCAGAAAATGCAGTTGATCGTGAATTCCTCGGGCAACGAACTGGGCAACGGGCAAACCGCCGCCGGATGTTCGATGGACATTGTGGGCGAAGGTTTCTAGCCGTTTAACATTCAAATGGGCGTTGACATTACACTTGTTCAAGGCAAAGCCGACGCGCTGGCAAAAGCCATTGCACTCGCGGAAGGCGGCCTCAAAGAAGGCACATTGCCTTACCGCATCCACAATCCCGGCGACCTTGAACTTGGTGACCGGGGATGGGGTATTGCAGCGGCAAAGACAATCTATCTAAAAGCCGACTGGACCGCAGACTTGAGCGACAAGACGGACGGATGTTCGGCGCTTCGCCGTGAATGCTTGGCAATTCTCTCGGGCGCATCGCACACTTTTGAGCCAAGCTGGAACCTTCTGGAGTTTGCGCAAAAATGGACGGGCGGCGATAATCCTGAATCTTGGGCTAAAATTGTAGCGGGCCATCTTGAAATAGAGACAGATACCATTCTGGCCACCTATGCCGAGGCAGCCTAAAATGAACCATGCTCAAAAGTCTGGAATGCGAGGCGATGAAAAGCACGAAGCCCCGGCGGCGCGTCCCGGCGATCCCTACGGCAAGATAGAAGAACACGTCCACAAGGACGAACAAACGGGCGATCACTACTTGAACCTATCGAGCATCACCGACGCGATGGAGCGGCAATCTTCCGGCCCGCACGACGACCGCGCAGGCGAATTCAAAGCACCGAACAAAGACAAATTCGAAGAAGGCGCGACGAAGGATACGGCGAAACAAGCAAAAGGCAACGAGCGCAGTTAAGGAGAGTTATGGAAAATCTGGCAGCACGTAGCGGGATGCGCGGAATGGAAAGAAGCACGGTCGGCGCATCGCAACCCGACAAGGCCCCCGGCGGCGATCCGGCGGGCCACGAAGGCGGCGCGGGCGAGCAAGATCCGCCGGTCAGTCATTTCATTCACCAGGACCCGACAAGCGGCCACCACCACTTGAACATCAGCAAGCTACATGAGCACCTGATGGGCAAGTCTAAAGCCGCGCAGGTCATCTAATGCCGTTCGGACTGCCAGCGGGCGCCGGGCGGCAGCAGACCCTTTACTGCCACGGCTGCGGGCGGCAATTCCCGCACAAGCACGGAACGGGACTGTACTGCTCGGCAGGCTGCGAAGGAGAAACGAAAACTCGCCAGGCGGTCGAGGAAGAAAAACTGAAGGCCGCGGGATTCGAGCAGGATGTTAATTCCCCGCACTCATGGTCCAAAAACGGCGTTGCAATTTCCGTGGAACAGGTCCTAAGATCAACCCATGAAAATGTGGTGGCCATTCACACAGAAGCCGTCCGAAGTATCGGAGCTAATCAAGCTGGTCAGTGACCTCACGAGGCATCAGCAACTTCAATCCGACAAGATTCTGGAACTCGCCCGCGAAAAAGACCGCCAAATCAAGATGGTGCTGGAGAGTAAGTTTATTCCCTACGTTCAGATGATGCCACCGCGCGCCGAGAAGCCGAGCGAGCCGGACAGCATCGAGCACCTGGCCGACGTCAGCGAAATGTCGGAAGAAACCGCCGAGGCCGAAGTCGAGCGGGCCACCAGGCGCGAGCGCGAAGCAACGGCAAACCTCGAGGAATCGCTTCGCCAGGAGTACGAATCCATCGCCCAGGAACACGCCGAAGCGCACGGCCAGAAGGCCCAAGCATGAAGCAAGCACTTTTCGCAATAGCCGCACTATTCTTATGCGGTTTGTTATGCTCAAGCGCTCAAGCACAAACCACGACGTTCAACGGCGTTGTCGCCAACCTGACCAACACCGGGATTACAACCGGCAACGTCACGTTCACGCTCAGGCCGGGAATCGACACCACAATCTCAGGCAACGCCAGGTTCACGCCGACGACGGTCACATGCGTCATTGCAAACCCGGCGATAGTGAATGTTTCTGGAACGGGAACGATCACGGTAACCGTCCTTCAGGCCCAGACTTGGCAAATTGGCGATTCCATTATTTTTAGGGGCACCGCCGATGGTGTGCTGAATGCAACGAGCGTAGCTGCACCCATGATTATCACCGGAACGGGCGGCGGCGGGACAACATTCACATTCACGCTCGGGGGCACCCATAACCTTATCGCCGCTGGAACAGTGGGCGGCATCTATGCGAGCGGCGGAACGGGGCCGTGTGTCGTGACGCAAAACTCGGCACTCAACCCGGCCTACACGTCTTACAGCGTGGCAATCCAACCGGCGGGAACGACAACCAGCAGCTTCAACACCTATGCCATAGGCGCGGGACCAATCGACATCAGCACGATTGTCCCGACGCCCGCGCAGCAGCCAAGCTACAGCTTCGTGGACCTGTTCTCGAACGGGCAGACAATTTCCGGGCTCAAGAACTTCACAAACACGGCGAACACCTACTCGGGCGGCACGTTCACGAATCCGATCATCAACAATGCCACGTTTAACACCTCGACGGCGACGAACTGGCTTCTTATCACGCCCACGATACAGCAGCCCATCTTCACAATGCAGCCAATCACGCTGCAAGCGACGTTCAACTATGCGCTGTCCTGGGCGAACCCGGCTGCAGCGCGATCCATTCAGATTCCAGACCCGGGCGGCACGGACATCTTTGCTTTTCTGGCGGCGACGCAAACTTTCACGGGGAAAACCTACGATAGCGGCGCAACCGGCAACGTCTTTAAGTCCAACGGCACGGCGATGACCAACGTCGCGGGAATTCCAACCGGTTTCACACCTCTCAACTTAACGGCGCAATCGGGGAACATAGGCGTAACGCCGCTTTATTTCGTGCCGGCAGCGGGCGCCGGTTTCTACCGTATCTCGTGTTATCTGGTAGTCACCCAGGCGGCCACGGTTTCATCCACATTGCCGCAGTGCGTTGCCAACTGGACGGACAACGATACAAACGTGGGAGTCGGGACGGGTTTCACGGTCACGAGCACCACGAACACACTGGGCGGGACGAACTCAGCCATAGCCGGGGCGGCCGGCGTGAATTCAGGAACGATCATCGTGGATGCCAAGGCCAGCACCAACCTGCAATATTCAACAGCGAACTATGCCAGCAATGGAGCGACTCCGATGCAGTATGCGATTCACATTCGGGTGGAGTATCTAGGGCTCTGATGGCCGACCCCCTCTATGCCGAGAGCGCAATCCCCGCAGGTGGACAGCAGGGCATCCCCGCAGCGCAAGCCCAAATCGAAAAAATCCTGATGTCCTTCGGGGAGCAGCGCTTCCAAGAATACGCGCGCTACCGCTGGGCCGAGGAACGCGAGTGGTATGAGGAAGCGCTGTTCTACCAGAGACGCCAGTGGCTCTCCTGGAACGACTCATCTAAACGCTGGCAACTTGCTAAACAAAATCCGGCCAAGCCGAAACCTCAGCCGGTCACAAACCATTTCAAAAGGGTGGTGAACAGCAATGCCAACCAACTCGGAAAAGTTACGATGGTTGGTACCCCTCATGACGATGCGGATAAAAACCGTCGAGCTGCTGAGTATGCCGAACGGGCTATTTCTGCGGCTGACCTGGAGAGTGGCTTTGATGTCTTGCGACCCCTACTCGCCAAGCATACCGTCCTTTGGGGACTCGGCATCACGAAAGATGTCTACGACCTCAACGCCAGCGTCGGACAAGTCACCGTCCAACAAAACACCGTAGTAGGGACCTGGATGCTCTCGTGCGCCGATTGCGGCAAGACGAGCAGCCTGGACAGCGCCGAAAAGGGCAATAGCGACGCGCCGCAGCCGAGCAAAAATCAGCCGGGCGACTCCGACACCGAGATGCCCGGAAAGCAGGGGCAATCCTTCACCGACATGCCGCAGGGAAACAAGAAGTGTCCCGAATGCGGCTCCAGCACGACGACGCCGTACCAGAAAAAGCGGTTAGTTCCGGCGGGACAGAAAGTGTTTCGCAAGGGCAGGCTGCGAACCGAAGTGGTTCCGGTCTTCGAGCTTTATTTGCCGCGCGATTGCAGGAACCCGAACCTCGCCGAGTGCAAAATTCAGCGTTACCGCCGAAAGATCAGCGCGCTGAGGCAGAGTTACCCGCAGACCGCGCAGAATTTACAGGCGATGGCCCCGAGCGACGTGCACGAAATCTACCTCGAAGCCTTGCGCGCCCTCGTCAACTACAACTACCAGAACGAGCAGACGGTGGACACAACCACAGTCACGGAAATCTGGTGTCGCTGGAACGATTTGCCGCAAACCATCCAGCAGAAGCTAGACGGCTATTGGGGCAAGGACGACGAGACAATCGACAAGGCGCATAACGCCGGTGTGTTCATGGTCTGGTCGAGTGGAACCATGCTCCAGTGGGGACCGAACGAACTGGGCGGCGACGACCCCTACACTTTCTTCCCCTGGGACGCCGACCCGGCCAGCGCTTACCCAATGGGAGTGGCAACCGACCTTGTTCCCCTGCAAAAGCGGCTGAATCGCCTGGATTCCTTGATCGAGCTTGGGGCAATGGCGAACGCGGCCGGGAAATGGCTGTGGCCCTCGACGCAAACGACCCAAAAACCAACCGGCAGCCCGACGGATGTTATCGAATACGACCCCATCGGCGAAGGCAAGAACAAGCCGGAATTCGTGCAGCCGTCGCCATTCCACGAAGTCGTGCTCGGGCTTCGCCAGGCAATTCTCGCGGACTTCCAGCTTATCGGCAACACACTGGGCGTGCAGCAAGGCCAGGCGCCCGACGGCGTGAAGAGTTTTCGAGGCGTTGCTTATCTCGGGGCGAAGGCGGAGGAACAATCCAACACCGTGCGCGGCCTGTGGGAGCTTGGCAACCAAATCCGCTACCGCAAAATCCTAAAACTCGCGCGCACCGGTTGGGACGAGGAACGAAAGGTAAAGGTAGCGGGCACGAATGGCAAATTCGGGATGGTTTCGCTTCAGGGTGCGGATCTGGATGGTATGTACGATTTGGATTTTGTTCCTGATAGCAGCCGCCCTCGACTTATTTCCGAAAAGCAGCAGGCGGTCCAGGCAGGTCTTCAGGCTGGACTGATCGATCCAGGCGACCCGGCAACCCGCGAGTACCTGAGCGACTTGTTACAGCTAAACGAAACGAACCTTGTCGATCATCTGCAATTTCTGAAGGCCGAGCGGGATCTCGAGACGCTGAAGACCGGGAAACTCCCGAAGGAATCGCCATTTCAAAAGTGGGATGTGTTCCTGAAAGTCTTCGCCAACTTTACCTTGACCGAAGAGTTCGAGGAATTGGAACTTGACACTCAGAACTTGGTGGTATCTTATACACAGAGAATGTCCGATCAGACCACGCAAGCGAAAGCGGGAGCAGCGCCACCCCCAGGACCGGCAGGAGCGGGACAGGCAGCGGAAGCGCTGGCAAGTTTGACGGGCCAGCGCGGCGGCAATCCGTTGTCAGCAATTCCGGGCAACGAAGTAAGCCCGCAAGCGGTGCAAGGCGCGGCGAAGAATGAAGGCGCCGCAGTAGGAGCGAATCTGCCATGACCGACCAATCGAACCTTCCAGCCAAATCCGAGCTTGACGCGTTAAAGACAGGCATCGGTGCAGGCCAAGCGGCAGCGCCAGCAAAGGCCGCGCACGACGCCGTTCTCGGCGACCTGACGAAAACCGCGCCACAGAAACCGGACCTGACTCCCGGACCTGACACGGATGCCGCAATCGCTTATGTCGAAGCGAAGGGCTACAGTCACGACATGGCAATCGAAATCGTGCAGGAAAAGGGCGTGGACACGATTCTCGCCGCGAAGGCTCACGACGATTCGCAGCAGCGACCGCCAACACTCGGCGCAGCACCGCAAGTACGGCAACCGCAAGCAGGGCCACGAGCGGAACAGCCGGTCAGCCGCCACGGCGAACCGTTCAACCCTGAAATTCACGCGCAATTGCCGACGGGCGATCCGAAGACGGATTCGACGGGCAGATTCATCTTGAAAGATCACGATTATCGGGGACCAAGGCCGAATAGCCAGTTCCCGGACTGAATACCACCCACGATGAAGGCGACCCCGTACGGGTGGCAGGGCCGATGAAGGGTAAGCCGTGTAGACGGCATCGGCCCACCAAATTTAAAGCGCAGCGCGTAACCGCCTCGGCGGTGACGGCCGACGCAGAAAGAAGAAATCATGGCAGACGAACCCATCCAGCAGCCTGAACCTTTTGAGAAGACTTCCCTCGACACAGTTCTAACCGAACTTTCCAAGCCGGAACCATCGCCAGAGGCACCACCGGCCGCCGCCGCAGACTCGCCAGCCGCCATACCGGCAAAGCCGGGGGCAGAGGCTGCCAAGCCCGGAGAAGCGAAGCCAGACGGGGCCGCAAAGCCGCCAGAGGCCAAGCCGGCCGAACCAGCGGGCGCCTTCAAAGTCGGCGAAGAAGCCAAATTCAAAATCTCCGACGTGGCCGTAAAAACCAAGGAAGAGATCGAAAAGCTTCCTTATGCGAACGATGCCACTTTCAAGGGCATCATGGGCGAATTTGAGCAGCTTGCCCAATTCAAACTTGGAATGTCGGAAGCGCTCAACGAAGTCAAGAGTTTGGGCGATTATGCGATCAAGGACGCCGAAACAATGAAGGCGGTCGTTGCAGACGCCTACATGCTCTACGACATCATCAACCTCAAGGAATCGCCTGCCGCGCTTTTGGACCTGGCCGCGCAAAACTTCGGCGAAGATCAAATCAAGCAAGTGGTCGCGGGCATCTTGCTTTACGCGAAAGAAAAGGGCATTACCACGGAGATGTATTCGGACCTCACCAAGCCCGAGAACAAAAAGATTTTCGATCTCTCGAAAGAATCGCGCGACAGAAGGGCCAAAGAAGCGGAGACACAAACCGCCGCGCAGCAGAAGGGCGAAGCCGAGCAGAAGACCAAGGACTTCGAATCGGTAGAAAAGCGCGTGAACGCCTGGGCCAAGGAAAACAAAGTAGCCGACGAAGACGCGCTCGACTATCTGACGCACGTAGTCGCGCAAATCGGCGGCGATCAGAAACAACTTACAGCCATCCGCGCCGGAAAGTTTGGAGAAGTCGAACGGATACTCACCGAGTACAACAATCGCATGGTCGATCGGCAAAAGCGCTGGGAAGCGCAGCTCACGGCGAACAAAACCGAGCGCGAGAAAACCCTCAAAGGCGCCGCGGCCCCCGCCGGCGGCGGAACCCCACCCAAGGAAGCCCCAAAAAAGAAAGTGGACATCAACGACGACGATGCCCGCCTGGAAGCTGTTAGGGCAGCGTTGCGCGAATAAGCGATGCCAAGATTTCTAAAAGTCGGAGAAAAAGTACGATTCCTGCCGGGTACTATTCTTGCCGGTCAAATTGCCACCATCAACACTCTCTATACCGATGACAAAGAGAATCCAGGCAAAAGCATGAAGATTCAAGAGTCCACCGATTCCAACGCCATTGCGACACACGCGATAGTCGAGGTAGAAGGCGGATTTCGAGTTTGCGGGATGGATACATTCGAGCCGTTGATGGGATGGAAAGATTCCAACTAGCCGTTTCACTCTTTAAGCACACCCCCCTAAATAATTTTCCAGTGGCATCCGAGCGCAGTCTACCCTTGCCTACGCAACGTAACAAGGGGGGAAGACTGTGGCAGACGCTAATACCATCACACGCATCGGTGGACTTCTAAAGAACGTCTACCAACCAGGTATTGAGGAGCAGCAAAATCTTGCCGCAGTTATCCGCAAGCGTTTCACCAAAGCCAAAGGCTCGCGCATGGGCGGCGACCACTTGGAAGTGTCGATCCGCGTAGGCGGCAACCGCGCCGGCGTCGGTGCGCGTTTGTCGGACGATCCGCTCCCCGTGCCGCAGCGCCAGCAGGAAAAGAAGTTCCTCGTCTACGACCGCCTGGTCGAAGGCGTTATCAAAGTTTTCGAAAAGGACGTAGAGAACACCCGCACCCTCGAGCAAGCCTTCATCAACCATCTGGACGACGAAATCACCCAAATGCCGAAAGATATTCTGAAGCACATGAATATCATGACCTACGGCGACGGATCGGGAACGCTGACGCTCGTGAACGCGAACACCGTAGCCAGCCTGACATTCGTGGGCAAGGTGGGAACGGCGTTCGGGCAGTTCGGCACGCGCTATTTGCAGCAGGGCGACCAGATCGACGTGTGGGACCCAACTTTCGCGGTGCAGCGCACCCCGGTAGGCGGCGTGTCGGTTGTGACCGTAGTCCCCTCGACACAGACAGTCACGGTCAGCGCTCCAATTACGCTCACGGCGGGCGACGTGGTAGTGCGCGCCTTATCGGCGCAGAAGGAATACGTCGGACTGCAACTCGGGACCGACAACTCGACGGGCGTAGTGTTCCAAGGACTTTCGCGGCTCACCTTCCCCACAATTCAGGGAACGGTAGTAGATGCCGGCGGCGCGGCAGTCTCGGAGGCTTTCCTGCAACAGTTGCAATCACTCATCGAGCAGGCATGCGGCGAGACGCCGGGCTTCTACGTGGCAAGTCAGCCGCAGTGGGACGGATACGTAGCCCTCGGGCAGTCGCTCAAGCGCTACACGAACACGATCAAACTCGACCGCGGTTTCACCGAACTGGACTACAACGGCGTGCCTTTCATCAAAGACGTGGATTGCTCGCCCGCCGAAATATTCGCCTTGCGCGAGGAAGCCGTGCAGAACGGCGTAGTCATGCCGCTCGCGTGGTCAGAAATGGACGGGCACATGCTCAAGTGGAATGCTGGGTTTGCCAGCTACACGGCATACATGCGCGAGGCCGGAAATTACGTGTTTCCACGCCCTAACAAGATTGGTCGCCTGCAATCTTTGGCTGTTCCCGCAGTTTATCAAAGGTAGGCGGTGGCCGACCAAATTACTCTTGTAACGGACGACTTCTCCGGGCCGAAAGTCTCGGAGAAGTTCCTATCCGACCTCAAGGCGTACGATCCCACGTTGCTAGTCCGCTGGAATTCCCGAAAGATGCGCTTCACGATCGAGCAGTGCACCCATCATCACAGTCCCACCGCCGAGCACTCGCACCTCTGCGAGAGGATCTATGTCTTGCTTGTCGAGGATGCGGAAAAGTGTATGATGCCTCTGGGCGGCGCGGTCATTGAAAAGATCAAGGCCCGCGACGTCACGAAGGCAGGCTACGGCCCAGGCGACTTGCGGCGATTCCTTGCGGACGCAAACGAGCTGGAGCGAAAAGCCAGGGAAAAGATCGACCGCGACCAGACCGAAGCGGTGAAGCATTGCAGCAGAGACGGCCGCGCGCAAGTGATCCGGGCGTTCAACATGCTCAACAATTGCGGAACGCCGAACAGGTGAGAAAGCCCCGCACGTAATCGCCCAGGCGAGGACGGCGAAGGCAAAAGGAGCTACACCAGATGATACCCAACCGCAAAATCCGCTTCTACAACGCAGGCGACAGGATTCAAACCACAATCCGGTATTCCGACCCCGGCGGCCACGACATCCACTGCATCGCCAACTATCTCTTGGATGCTCCCCGGGAAGCCTTCTTCGAGGTTCCCGAGGAAACCGAAATTCAAGGCGCGACGATCCGCCTCAGTTTCGAGCGCGACATCATGCGCGACTACGGAGCGCGCGGCGTCATCATGGTGGACGCCAACTATCAAGTGGAAGGCGACGAGGAACAGGACGACCGCATCCCCATCGCGCAGAACGATCAAATGGCCGAGGAAAAAGGCAAACGCAAGTGGACACTGTTCGTAAAGGAGCGCGTCAAGGAATTCATGGAGCAATGCGAGATGATCCGCTCAGTTGCGGGCGTGCCGCGGCCGGCAACAGGCGTGACGCTGCGCTACCTGAAGATTTTGGGCATGGTCGATCCGTCGGAAGCGATGCTCCGCGAAGCGCAGAAGCAGACAAGCCTTGTCGAAACGCTGACCCAGCGGCTTGACCGGCTGGAAGCGGAGAATCGCAGCCTCCGCGAAGGTCAACAGGCGAACAAACCAGAAGCGCAACCGGAACCCGTGCTCGTGGGCGGCGAAGCGCAAGGACCAAAGCGAAGGCGTGGAGCCCGCGCTTGACCCTCGCTCAAATGTTCGCGCTGGCCGACCGTGGCAGCTACTACAGCCACACGAACCAGCCGGACGATGTGTTTGCGGCCATCAACGAGGGCGGGCGCCGCGTGTACCTGTGGATTGCCAAGGAACTCTCGAACTATTTCATCAAATGGGATTCAACTTCAATCCAGACGGTCCCCGGGCAAGACGAGTACGCCTGCCCGCCGGACCTGGCGACGATGATCCGCTTTGGAGAACGCCTTCCAGGGGAAACGAACTACCGCCGGATTCAGCCTGCCGACGTGCGAACCGATCTGTTCACCAACCGCCAGTTTGAGCCCATCGTGTTGTCACTTGATCTTCTGCAATCCGACTTCGTTTATGCCGGGCCGTACTTGCCGCGCGCCGCAGGGCCGCAGGCAATCGTGTGTCTCGCGCCAAACGGGACCTACTGGCAATTCGGCATCAACGATGCGGGACTTCCGACCAGCACGCCGATGTTCGGCTCCGCGCTTCCGCCGATTGTGCCGTTTTACTTGAACGATGCGGGCAACACGACTTCCTGGCAGCTTGTGGTATCGAACGCGGGTGTTTTCTCATGGCTGACGGTGGCATTCAGCTCGAGCTATCGTGTGTCACCCTTTCCGATGGCGACACTTCCCCTCAATCAGCAGACTTCGCTCGGTGTGACAGCCGCAGGAACGTGGCCCCCACCAATCGGCCAGCCGACGCAGGACAAAGGCCCCTATAAAGTGAGACTTGCGCCGCCGCCCTCCGACCAGAGGCAGACGGAAATAATCTACGCCGCGAAGTGGGTAGACATCTACAATGCCAATTCGTACAACGTAATTCCCGACGAGGGTCACGGCGCGCAACTGGACTTTGCGAAGGCAGAGCTATTGAGAGGAAACAGCGACGACCTCGCGCCGCAGTACGAGCAACAGGCTATGCAGAAGACCACTGAATTCCTGACCTTTGTGCGCAACCGGCAGAACCAGCAGCCGACCCGACAGGAAACGTACTTGCAAGACCTCGATTAGCCATGATCCAAGGGCTCAACGTCCAAGTCTTCTCCAACTTCCTCGGCGGAAGATGCAGCAACAAAAATCTCACGGAAATGTCTCCGGAGCAGTGCTTGCTTGCGTCCAACGTGGTGTTTCTAGGCGATAAAGCCGTAGCCAAGCGCCCGGGCTATACGCTGGTCGAACACTTCGACAACACGGGAAAAGTTCTCAAACTGTTCGATTTTCAAAGGGATTCCGATAACGCCCAGTTTTTGCTCAGTCAGCTTGTCACCCCCGCCGGGAACAGGTCATTTATAATTGCCGGGAACGTCTTAGGGCCTACATTCGGAAACAACGTCATCGTGTCAACGCCGCCCTACGAAGACCTCACCGCGCTTTTCGACTTCTCCAGTTTGGATTTCGCCTGCTACACATCGAACGGACTCGCGGCCTACCGCTTGGTTGACGTTGCCGGAAGCCTCACGAAATTCAACTGGGGAATCGGCCCTCCGGTGGCCGCGTCGACCTTCGTTGTCTCGCAAGGCTCGGGAATCCTGAATTTGCAATTCGGCCGTCAGTACATGGCCGCTTACGTGGCCAAAATCACGGACGCGCTGGGAGACACGCGAATCAGCGTGGGACTTGCGTCCGCAATCTCGCTGTTTACCGGCCCCGTCGTGAACGGCAGCGTGGCTTTGAACTTGAACACGGCGGGAGTCGATGCCCAGGTGACGCACATCTGGTATTTTTCAACCTACGACACGCCAAACAATTCAGCGTCGGTTTTTCAGTTCTTGGGCGAAGTGCCAATTGCCGCGCCCGCGTTCACGGACACGCTCAACGACCAATTTCTCGATCCGACGCGACTGGCGCCGCTTCTCAACTTTCCGGTTCCCCCGGCGGAAATCATCGTGCAGTACGCCGGCCGTCCGATCTTGTTGCGCGTGAACGGCGAGCCCAACATCATCCAGGCGTGCGGCGGAAGCGAAATCAGTCTGGGAGTCCCGGCCGAGACGGCGCCCCCATACCTGTTTTTCAAGATCCCCGGCGGCAAGCACCAATTCACGAACGGCCAAGTCTGGAACCAGTCGCTCTACGTTTCGACGGAAAGATTCTGGTTTTCGCTCTCGGGAAGCGATGTAACGAACTTCGAGGAAAAGGACAAGGTAGCCGAACCCGGAGCCGTGGGAAAGCAAGCCGCGACGACCAGCAGAACGCATCTTATTTGGCTGAGCGCGGACAGAAAACTCTACGCCTGGGACGGCGTAAACATTCCGCTGGACCTTTCGATGCTCATTGCCAAGCAACTCACCGGGACGATGAGCATGGAAGACATTCCCGCCTCGCAGCTAAAAAACGCGGTCCTCAAGTGGTATTCCTTCGGGCGCTACGAGTGGATCATGCTGCTGGTGAACACGGGAGCAGCGCCGCCGGGAACCTACGACTGGATTCAAGTGTGGGACATGACGTTTTTGCCAAAGGTGCTGGCGCAAACGCTGATTCCAACCGTGCTCGAAGACGGCACGACACACATTATCGCGGAGTCGGATTTCTGGCCTTCGGACATCATGACCGCCGCGGCGCTCGTTGAAGTAGCGAATCAAATGTACCTCTTCATGGGCGACCAGCTCGGGAACGTCTATCGCTGGCCCGATGGCTTTCTGGATGCGGGCAAGGGGTATTACGGCGTGTGGGGCAGCGCGTGGTCAGCGCTGAAGGTCTACCATGGCGGAAGTATGTTTCATCCAATGCCAATTGCGAACGTCGAGAAGCTGGCCATGTGGGCCGATCTCGTGACCGACCGGCAAGACGCCTATACCGCTTTCCAACTCAAGGCGCTCGGTGTACTATCCCCGGACATGCAGCTCCCAATGGTGGACGTGCCGCTCAATCCGTTTCAGACCGGCAATCGCAACGAGCCGACGGCGGCGCGGGGAAACATCAAAGACGTGACAGGAGCGAACCTCGGCCACTGGTTTAGGTTTGCCGTAATCTTCCTGAACGATAATACGGCGAGCACGCTCTACCGGCTGAGTGTGAGCGCACGACCGATTAAGGCACTGGTGCCGTGAAAGGCAGGCCTATACTTCGGTATCACGGCGGCAAGTGGTTGTTCGCGCGAGTTTTGATTAGTTTGTTTCCGCGACATCGAATCTACGTCGAACCGTTTTGTGGAGCTGCTTCAGTGCTCATGCAAAAGCCGCGCTCCTACGCCGAAGTCATCAACGACAAATGGGACACGGTTGTTAACGTCTTCCAATGCCTGCGCGATCCTGAAATAGCTGAGCAGCTTAAAGAGCAACTGAGACTGACGCCCTTCGCGCGAAGTGAATTCAATTCCGCTTTTGGCCACAGGGTACAACGGCCAGCCGATATAGAAGCTGCTCGCCTTTGCATCCTTCGCTCATTCGCTGGCTTTGGATCAGCCGCGATAAATGGAGATTACGCAACCGGCTTCCGCTCCAATTCAAACAGAAGTGGCACTACGCCAGCGCATGATTGGATGAACTTTCCAGATTCAATCGCATCATTCACAGAGCGATTGCGTGGCGTGGTCATCGAAAACAAAGACGCGCTCGAACTCATTCCGCAGCACGACACATCCGAAACACTTTTCTATTGCGATCCACCCTACCAGGTGGGAACTCGCAATATGGCGCGAGGCAACGCGGTTTATTCGTGCGACATGGCCGACAACGATCACCGGAAACTTGCCCAAATTCTCAGGGCAGTGCGCGGGATGGTGATTCTAAGCGGCTACGCCTCGCCGCTCTACGACTGCGAACTTTTCCCCGATTGGCGACGAATTGAAATTCCTTGGCGAGCCGATGGAGCACGGAAGCGCGTCGAAGTGGTCTGGATGAATGAGCGCGCCGCAAGAGTAACCCCGCAAATGACTTTTGCCGAGGACGCGGCCCCATGACCGACATCCGATTCATCAAAGGCGATGCGCGGCACTTGCCGAGGATCGTTTCCCGTTTCTCTTGCGGAGCCGCATCTGCTGTGGCAACCAAACTGATTCTTGGAGAATATTCCGCCGAGCGCGTTCACATCCTGCGGGCGTGGATCAAAGAAGAGCATGAGGACAACGACCGCTTTAGTGCCGATTGCGAAACATGGTTCGGTCATCCCATTACAGTTCTGCGCGACACAAAGTATGGGGCATCTGTGATCGAGGTGTTCAAGCGCAAGCGCTATCTGAAAGGGCAAATGGGAGCACCGTGCCGCAAAGCTCTCAAAGGCGATGTGCTCGAAGCTGCTGGTTTGCCCGATGATATTTGGGTGATCGGATTTACCGCCGAGGAGGAAGACCGCGCCAGTGAACTCATGGACACAAACAATGGGCGCAAAATGCTTTTCCCGCTAATCGAAAGAGGACTGAAAAAGGCTGATACCTTGGCGATGATTGAAAGGGCGGGAATTGCCCTTCCAGCGATGTACCTACTCGGCTACAACAATAACAACTGCAAATGCTGTGTGAAGGGCGGCGAAGGCTACTTCAATAGGCAGCGCATTGATTTTCCTGAGAATTTTGTAGCTCTTGCAGACGTGCAGGAATCCATTGGCCCAGGAGCATTCTTATTTAGGGACCGCGAGACAGGTGAACGCTACTCGCTGAGAAATCTACCGCCAAACAAAGGCCGACATGACGAGCCAGAAATATCATGCTCGTTTTTCTGCGCGATGGCAGAGCAAGAGATGGCCCACGATCTTTCCGAGAAGCGAACGAAGAACGTAAAGAATTGTGAATCTTCAATGTCGCAGAGGCAGCTTTTGTGACCGGCGTCCGCATAGGCCAGCAGCAGCAAAGCGCGGTCCTTCAAGACCTCACGAGCAAAGTCCAAAAGCTAGTCACCCCAGGCCCAGGTTTCAGCGACCCCACCCAGATATTCCGCGTCACCCCAGGCCCAGCCGCAGGCCACGTCCAAATCGCCTTCCGCATCGCGAGCGTGCCAGGCGTAAGCTCGGTGCAAGTCTATCGCAACCTGACGCGCGACTTCGGCAACGCCACGCAACTGACGGAATTCAGTGCGGCGGTGTCGGAAGCCAATCTCGTGAACTACGCCGACATCAGCGCGAAGATTGCCGGCAAGAAAGTTTTCTACTGGCTGCGCATCACGGCGCTCAATCCGAACAACGCGGCGATTCTGCATGGGCCGCAGTCGATTGTGAGCCCATGAAACCAATCTGCTATGACCTGTACTGCGGCCTCGGCGGCTGGGCGGAAGGCTTCCTCTCCGAAGGATTTCACTGCATCGGCTACGACATCGAAAAGCACGATTACGGCACAGGGACGTATCCCGGCGAACTGATTCTCTGCGACGTGCGCAGCATTCACGGCTCGCAGCTTGCAGATGCAACGTGCATCGTGGCATCTCCGCCATGCCAGGAGCCAAGCTATCGCGCGATGCCATGGAGTCGGGCGAAGGCACTCAACGCGATAGGACCGCCGCACAACTTCATCGAACTGTTCAACGCCTGCTTCCGCATCCAGCGTGAGGCAAGTGAAGCGGCAGGGCATTACATTCCAATGATTGTGGAGAATGTGCGCGGGGCGGAACGCTGGGTCGGCTCTGCACTATGGCATTTCGGAAGCTATTACCTGTGGGGAGATGTTCCGGCGTTGATGCCGCCAACATTTAAAGCTTCTAAAAATATCGACGTTGGCGGCGGCTCATGGTTTGCAATCGGGGCTCCGAATCAGAAGACCGTAGGCGGCAATCCAGATGGGCGCAAGGTTCCCGGCTTTCGTTTTAATGGTCAAGGGTCGTTCCAGTCTGCGTCTGTGCGCGGCTTGAAATCTCCAGGTACGAAGCTAAGCGAAGTCGGATTCAACGTGCGGAACGCGCAGAGATTTAGAGCCGAGAAAAATGATGCCTCGGGATGGCGTCCAAACGGGACGCTCAAGTCAAACAACCGCATGGTTCCAGATCGCACTTCCAAATCCGATTCCCGCAAAGCCGCCTCCGCCGAAATCGCCAAGATACCCTTTCCACTGGCGCAGCACATCGCCCGGTGTTTCAAGCCGCAAATTAAAGCGGTGAGCGCGTGACCGAACCTTTCAACGGAACAATCTCCGTCCCCACGGCCGAGGACCTGAAGTACCTATGCAATCGTCTCGCCCAAACGAACAACGAGAGCCACGACCTGGACAGGCGAATTCTGTACGTCATCAAGCACAACGAGATTCTTTCAGGCTGCATCGGCGCGCGGCTGATCTGGCAAATCGAGCCTCTTTGGCTCACGCCGGAATTCGACCGGGACGCGAGCCCGATCACAAAACGCAGGGCAGTCTACAAACTAATCCGCGCGATGGAAGCATGGCTCGGCGATTCAACGAAAAACACGACCGGGCTAAATCGCTACTTCGGAGCAATTTCCAACAAGCGCATGGAGAAAGTCGCCCTCGAATACGGAATGAAGCCGGCCGTCTACAGTCGAGCGCGTCTCATGTGGAAAGACGTGCAGATGCGTGACCCGTTAGCCACAAGCCCTAAAATCAATTCTCCAGAATTGAGTCAAGCGTCATAGACTGACACGCATGGGCGGCGGCCACCAACAGAAACAAGCGGATCAAGCATTCGGAGCCGGTTCAAACGCGGCAGGCAGTTCCACCGCAACCGGCGAAGGATTAAACGCCACACTTTTCGGAACGCCCAAGCCCGGCGGCGGGGGAATGTCGGGCGGCACGCTTTCGGGAATGATGAACCCGGCGAGCCTGGACGTCACCCAGCCCACCGGCCCCTACGCCCTCCAGTACAACCAAGCCAAAGCGCAAGGCGCGACAAACACAGACCAAGCGAAACAGGCAATTGATCGGGAGGCCGGCCAGCGAGGTTTCGGCACAGGCGCACCGTCAGGCTATACCGGATTCCTGAAGAGTCAGGCCGATATGTCGAACGCGCAGAACAACGGCCAACTGTTCTCGCAATTCGCCGGCAACAGCTATCAGGACGCCCTCAACAATTTCTGGAAAGCCACCAATACCGCATCCGGCACGGCCAACACGCAGACGGGACAGGGAACGGGCGCATACACGAATCTTTACGGAACCGGACAAAAGGCCGCGACGGACACACGCGGTCAAAACATCGGCATCCTCGACAGCGCGCTTAGCGCGGGCGGCACGGCGGCAAGCGGCGCGATGACCTGTCTCTGCGAAGGCACCATGCTCATGCTGGCCGATGGAAGCCTGATCGCCGTTCAGAACGTATTGCCGGGAATGCCTCTCGCCTCGCAAAACGGCAAGGAAAACCGCGTGACGGCGCTCAGAATATATGAGGCGGTCCAATGCGTGAAAATCGAAGCGATGAACGGCTGCACTCTCTGCGCCTCACGCAAACACACAATCGTCCTGCCGCTCGGGGGATACGCCCGCATGGAAGATGCCCTCTTGCAGTACGTCCGAACCTATAAAGGCCCGTCGATTGTGAGGACCATGACCGACCTCGGAAAGCAGACGGTCTATCAGGTTCTCACGGACGGCAGCCACGATTATCTAAGTTCCGAATTTTGGTCATTAGAATAAGATGGCCGACCAACCCACACCCGAAGAACTGATCCGCCAAAAGCTCGCGCTGCTACTTGCCCAGGGCAAGACGCCGCAGCCCGGGCAGTCTCCGCAGGGCGGCACGGTTCCCGGCACGGGCGCAGCCGCGAACGCGGGAAACGATCCGTCAAAGCCAGCGCCGCCGACGCTTACACCAACCACGCCGCAAGGTCCGGCAATGACCAACGCGTCGGCGGCAACGGTTCAGCCGAAACCATTCCAAACCGATGAGGATTGGGCGAAGGAAAACCCTAACGCCGTGCCGGCAAAGCCAAGTTTTCAGGAACCAGGCTGGAAGTCTACCCTGGCGCGTTCACTCGCCTACGGCGCAATGGAATTCGGCAGGCCGGGCGAAGGGGCAAGGGCCGTCCAGCAGTGGGGCTCGGACCTCGACAAGCAGAGGCAGGAAGTCGCGCAGTATCCGACCACCCTGCACCAGACACGCGAGAAAGAAGAGATGACGGCCGCGGACCTGGCGGGGAAGCAGGCGCAGACGGCGGAAGTTCAAAAGCGCACCGAACTCATGGGGACCGACCCCGAGCCGAAAACGATTCGCGAGCGCTTCGAAAGCGATTATCGGGACGCGGTTCAAAAAGGCGACACGAACCAGGCGAAAGTGATTCTCCAGCAAATGGCACCGCTCTACCCGGAGCAATTCAAGGCCGCCGACGCCGCGGAGATGGAAAAACTCGGCCCGATACTTCAAATTGTTGGGCCGAAACCAGTCACGCCGTTGTGGGGACCGCCGGGGGAAACTCCAACGGATCGGGGGTCGACGGCAAAGGCTCAAGCCGATTGGGGAACGGCTGTCCAAGATGCCCAAGTAGCGCAAGACAAGAAAACCGCGCAAGCAAAATCGACAGGCTACAACATCGAGGCGCAACTGGCGAAAGAACATCCCGATTGGACGCCCGAGCAAGTTCAGCACGAAGCAGAGAAACAGAAAACAGGGCTGGGGACATATGCGATGGTTCGCCTGCTGAACTATGCGCAAGAGAAAGACCCCCGATTGCTGGCCATGATGCCGCAGATTTTTGAGAGCATGGGGATGAATATGCCGCCCGATTTGATGAAGCAAATCACGGCGGCGCCCGTGCCGCAAGGCCAACCCCTCAGCCCGGAAACAGGCCAGCCGATAGGCGCGCAGATGCCCGGCGCGCCAACGGGACAAACGCGCAGCCAGGCGCAGACGGCCGCGCGCGTAGTCACGGAATTGCCGGGAATCAAAAAAGAAATCGAGGATTTGAAAGGCTACCTCGGTCCGGTCGAGGGCCGCGTCAATGTCGGCTTTCTACTCGGCAAAGTGGGCAGCACCGGCGATCCCGACAAGGACCTGGCACTCAACAAACTGCGTACCGATTTGACCTTTCTGCGCAGCGCTTCCGCGAAGTTCCACATCAACAGCGTCAAAGCGATTGAGGAATTTGGCCAAACAGCGGAACTGGGCAAGGATTCCGTTCCAGCACTGATGGGAGCGCTGCAATCGATTGAGGAATGGGCGAAGACGGCGCAAAAGCAGGAGCAGGGATTTGGAGAGGGCGCACCACCACCACATGCAGCGCCAGCAGCGGGAGCCTTACCGCCGGGATGGCAGTAGAACGAATCGCAGCAGCCGATACAAAAGGAAAACCGGAAGAAAAGCAACGAACGCGACGACAAGGGCAACAATCCAATCGTAGGGAACGGCGCCGGGCAATGAATAGAGTGTAAGGCAGGAGACAAAGAAAACCGCGACCCATGCAGAAATCAGTTCGCGCGCCGCGCGCCGCGAAGACTCTCGAAAGCGGTATTGAATTTCGTAAAGCTCCACGCGCGGGAAGATACACCCAATGACCACCACACCGCAAGCGCTAACGGGACAGGCGTGGAATCCGATAGCGGAAGCCAGGACGAAGTACCCTGGCCTCGCGAGCGAATCCGAGGACAAGATAGGCGAGTTCCTATCGCAGCCGCAAAACTTCCGCAGCAGTTTTCCCGAATACGGCCACCTGGACGACCAGACCATCGCGCGCAACATGGCGAATGTGCGGGCAATTGCCCCACTGAAAACAGATGTGCCACCAAATCCAATCATGGCCCCGGGAGCTGAAAGTACGAATACGGGAGAGCGCCTAGCGGGCGGCGGCGGCGCGGCAAGATTGCCAGAACGTCGAGCACTCTATAAGGAAGCAGGCGGCCCGCTTGGCATCCCACTTGTGGCGGGAGCAAGAGCACTGGAAACCGATGCGGCGACAAGACGCCAGCAGCAACTAATAAATACCGCACGTGGAGTGCAACCAGCCCCAATTCTCCATTCCCGAAATCAAAGAGTGCCGGACACTGTGCCGACCGGAGACGCTGTACCGACAACGGAACGCATGGGCGCCGACACGCTGCGCATGGGAGCGGGAATGCTTACGCCGTCGAGCCTGGCGATTGCAGCCGCGGCACCAATAGCACCCACGCTGACCGGCGCGGGACTCGCCCTGCACGGCGGATACAACGCCGTCAAAAATACCCCAAAAGCAATCAAGGGAAATCCTGAAGCGGCGGCAGCGGCATTATCCGGCGGCGCGGAAGCGGCAGGAGGCGCAGCGCTCGGAGCTGGCGGAATTGCTGAAGGCGCGCGAGATGTGAAAGCGGTAGTTAAGCCGCTTCGCCGAGCAGTCGAATCGAATCTTGGCCTAAAGACTCTCGGAATTGTGAAGCCCGAGCCAGTCAAAGCGCTCACCCAAGCCATTCAGCCTGGAGTAAACATTCCCCGAGCCCAAGAGTCGATGCCAATAGCCGGTTCGGATTTGCAAGCCGTGAAGAAAGCGGGCCTCGTCACCGACCGCGAAGGCAACCCGGTAACCGAATTCAAGAGCAACGGGGATCTCTTGCATGGAGTCAGGGCGGCAAAGCAATACATCTGGAACGCTCTCGAGCAGCGTACCGGCAGTGTGGCAAAACTCAGCGCCGACACAAACGCGGTAGCCGATGCGATGGAGAAATCAATCTCCAAGCGGACAGCGGAGCAGTACCCAGAAATTGCCAAGAAAGTGCAAGCCAGGGCCGACACGTATCGAGGCTTGAAAAGTTTCCGCGACATCGAGAACGCCATTCAGGACGCGAACGATGATCTGCGCGGCTATTACAAGCGGTCAACCCCGACCGATTCTCCGATCACCGCCGAGACGGCCGCGACCGAGGCGGAAGTCAAGGTGCTGCGCAAGATGCTGGACGACGGCGTGGAGAAACTAACCGGCGAGGGAACCGCAGACCTCAAGCGCAGGTATGGCGCACTGAGAGATGTCGAGCGCGCGTCAGCCAAGCAGTACGCCGTGGAAACCCGGCAGAAGGGCGCAAACCTTTGGGAAGGGCTGGCAGCACTCAGGGCGGCAGGCGACTTTGTAAGCGGGAATGTTCTAGGCGCAGCCAAGGCAGGCGCAACGATGGCCGTAGGAAAGCGACTGGGCCTCGTCCGCACTCCCGCATGGCTCATAGATCAGGCTTTCCAAGGACCAAAGGCGTTTGAGCCTTCCGCGGCGATAACCCCGCCGCCAGGCGTCAAGATTGCAGGCGAACTCGGTCCCGGCGCAACCGTCACGCCGCCGCCGGCAGACACGAGCGGTCCTATCCGCAACGCGCCACAGCCACGAGTAGCCGAAGGCACGCGAGCAACAAGGCTGGGACTGCTATTGCCGGAAAAAGGCAGCACCACCCTCACGCCGCACGAACGCGCACCAGCGGCAGCAGCACCGCGAGGAACGACCGAACCGCCGACGCTTAAGATACAGCCAACCTCTAATCGTGTTCTGACCGCGGAACGCGAAGGCAACGCAACGAAAGCGGCATCGACGCTAAAGCCAATTTTCGGTAAGGTCGAGAATGTTCCGGGCGAGCCAGGCAGCGCACCACCAGCCCCAGAGCCGCCGCCAACACTAAGCAAGCCACCAGAGAAACCCAATGCACCGACCCTCACAAAGAAGGGAACGGCAAAAGCAGGCGCACAAGATCCAGTAAGAGAACTGCAAGACTTGAAAATCCAGATGCGCGACCTGGACAAAAAAATCAGCGGCACAAAGAGCGCGTACACGCAAAGGCCCATGATTGCGAGATACCGCAAGCTGGAGGCCAGAGCGAATGAGCTATCGCCGCAGCGCTCGGAAGGAGGTGCGGGAAGTTCGGGAGAGGCAGATGGTCCCACGCCTGGGACGGGCGGCGCTGCAACAAAGCCCGTCCCAGAAAATAAAGATGTTCTGCCCGGGATGGCCCAAGCGGTCGAAGAGAACAAAGCGGCCGCCGGAAAGCACCAAGCCGAGGAAATGACGAGGCAATCCAATCGCCCGGCCGAAAACATTGCCGCAGCCGCCGGCGAGATGGAAACGAAAAGCCCGCTCTTTCGCGGTACCGAGGCCAGCCCGCAGCGGGAGATATTCGGCAAAGCAAACGCCCCGGCCATGAAGCGAACGCTTCCCACGGTCGAGGAATACGAAGACAAACTCCACGCCGGCGGAATGAACGCCGCCGACGCATACAAGCAAGCGGTGGACGACATCAAGACGGTCAACGGCGAGTACACCCTACCCGAAGGCTCGGTTAAGCAAACGCGCGAACGCATCGCGAGAGAGATGGCCAAGGAAACCCCAGCTAAGCAAAACGCCCCAACACTCAAACCGACATCCAAGGCCGAACAGCTAAAAACGTACAACTCGCTGACCGACGAGCAGAGGCAAGCGGTCGATGCGCAATTCGAACACCTGCCCCACATGCCGCAACTCTTGCGCGAAGGACGGATGCAGCAGCTTGCCAAGCACGGCCCGGCGGGAACCTACGTCAAGGAACGCCTCGCCAAAGAATTACTCGAGGATGCCAAGAAACCGGCGCGCGAGCCCGGCGAAGACTAATTCCCCATTCCCGCCACCCGTTATTTACTTGACCGCGTAGCAACGCGTAGCATATAAGTCTGAAATCATGCCGCGATGCCAATATCGCAAATGCAGATCCGTTTTTAGGCGCCTGAACGGCAAGCACATCAAGAAGAGATTTTGTTCCCCCAAATGCAGAATCTCGGAATACATGCTCCTGCACCCACGCATTTCTGTGGCGCGCCCAAGGTGCGCAATTCATGGGCGGCGCTACATTCGTTTGTGCACGGAATGTCAGAAGATCAGAGAAATCGAAAACGCAAAGTTGAGAAAGCGGCGACGACATGGCCGAGTTTCCTAAAGGCCACAAGGCCCTAGCCGCCGCCGGATATATCTACCGCAAGGACGGTATCTGCCAGCACCCGGAATGCAAAGCTCTCTTGCACTGGTACACAACACCCAACGATAAATTCATACCGATAGACTCGATCACGATGGAGCCCCACTGGAAAACGTGCATCGGCGCCGACAGTTTCCGCAAGAAGAAGAAAGAGCCGCCGGCCGACCCGCAGCAAAATCTATTCGAGCCGAAGCCAATGCGAGAGCCAGGAGAAGATTAAATGCCGAGAGGGTTCAAAGTGGATTACAGGGCGAGCCTTGTGGCGCACCAAGAAATACCGAGCCCCAGCGGACGCCAACCCGGAAGCATTCTTCTGGTCGATAAGCGCAGCTTTATATCACAACCGAAAATCATCAAAGGCGAATGCGCAGAACCAAGGCCGCACCTAATCCTCTACGGCGTGGACAAAGCCCCAATCCGCGCGGAGATATTCAAGCGCAACCGAGAAAAACACAAGCTTACGATTCTCAGCATATGCGAGACGTGCGGGGAACTGGTCCAAGAGTTTGACGACGGAGCGAGCCCGTATCCACTCGGGGAATGGGACCACGTCCGAAACAAGCCCGGCGAGCGATGCGATTGCCCGGAAAATGGACGCGTGGCGTGCCGTGCCTGCCATTCAGAGCGCCATCCCAAGCCGCAATTCGGCCGCTCGAAAATAGTTTCCGAAAGTGCTTGACACGGTAAACCTTCTTCTTTACGCTCCCGAATCGAGGAATACATGGCAATCGAAACAAAAATGGTGAACATGAGGATTCCCCCGAAGGAGATCAAGCTATGGAAAACGGAAGCAACGCGCCGCTATCAGAATCTAACCCAGTTCGTGAGGCAATGCGTTCGGGAAGAACTTCGGCGGAAGAAATCATTGCCGGCCAACGGCGACGCGACCTTGGGCCGCACGGGCGCCGCCCGGGAACGCGCCCGGGATACTACCGCGTAGTCTGCCTGTGGTGCAGGGGTTTTGGACTATGGCGCGTCGGACTCGCCCCTTTCGAGCGCTGTCTACACTGCGACGGCAGCGGCATCCTTGAAATCATGGGCGAGCGCAAAACGGACGCTGGACGCTGGAGGCCGCGCATCGTGCCCAGGCCGGTTTTATACGCGGGAATCAGCCTTCTTGTCGTAGCCGTAATTGTGGCAATCGCAATGGTCATGCACTGAGAAAAACATGAACGCAACTCCCAGCCCGCTACACACAAAGCGCCTCGTGGAATTTGACGAGGCGAGCCATTCTTATTACGTGGATGGAGAGCTGGTTATTTCCACCACCCAAGTTTTCCGCGATGCGGGAATGATTGACACGACGTGGTTTCGAGAGTTTCACAGGTGGCGCGGCAGCGAGACGCACAAAGCACTGGCAACGTGGTTTAAGGCAGGCAACATCGACCGCCGCAAGGTAGACCCCAAGATCAGGCCGTACCTGGAAGCCGGAATTAAGTGGGCGACCGAGAACAAATTCACGCCGCTGTACGTCGAACATAGAGTTTACGATCCAATTTTCAATGTGTGCGGCACGCTGGACCTACTCGGTCATTTTCCAGACGGCAAGGTGGACGTGATCGTGGATTGGAAGACAAACGACTGGAAGCAGGGCCAGCTTTGCTCCAAGTGGCAGCTTGCCAGTTATGGTCACGCGTTTGCGCCCAAGGAAGTCTTCCGCAGAATCGAAGTGGTACTCGGGCCGGACGGCAATTACGGGCCGGTGAACAGTTTCAAGGTGGACGAATACCAGAAAGACGTGAACGAGTTTCTGGCACTCAGCATCACGGCGAAACTAAGGCGGGAAGGTGGGTTGCTCTAATGGGATGCCGCGCTACGCCAATTCGGTATTTATGGGCGGTCGAGTGGAGGACTTTAGGGGAAAACGCAACCGGCAATTGGCAAGTGTCGAAACCCATTTTTCTATCGAAACCAGCAGCAAAGAAGCGGGCGGCACAATTGGGAGCAATTAGAAACATGGAAACTAGGGTTAGATGTTTTGAAGCAAAAGGAGAAAAGCCATGAGCACCGAAGCGTTCAGACTTGAACCGGAATTCCCCGACGAAGACCAGCAAGCCGCGAAGCCCGAGGAAGGGATTCTCGTGATCGATAACATCGAACAGATTCCACTTGCCCAAGAGGCAATGGTAATCGCGAGCCACATGGGCCGCATCACGCGCAAGCTGAATGTCGAGATGCAGCGCCTTGAGGAAACCGGCCTAGCCATCGCGCAAGCGCTGGACGGCATCAAGGCCACCGATCAGACGAGTTACACAGAACTGTGCGAGCGCCTGACGGACACGAAGCAATTCCTCGACCGCGTGGAAGAGTTTGCCGAACCCTGGCGCAACCTGTTCTACCGTCCTTACAAGGCGATCCTCGAACGCACGACGACAATCACACTAGCCCCAACCGTGGCGCACCAGAAAGGCAAGAATCGCCGCCTGGACTTCGAGCGCGCCGTGAAAGCCGCAGCCGACGCGGAAACCATGCGCTTGCAAAAAGAGCAGCGGGAACGCGAAGAGAAGCAGCGCCTTGACGCCGCCGTGCAAGCCGAACAACTTGGACTCAGCGAGGCGGCAGTCGAAACAATCCTGACGCAGCCCAGCACGGCGCCCGCGCCCGTGGCGATTCCGTCCTACACGCGGCCAACGGGCACGAGGAAGATCCCGCAGAACTGGCAGGCCGAACTTGCCGATAAAGCAGTGTTTTGGGCTTGGTGCAAAAAACAAAAAGACATGCCCGCGATGCTGACCATTGACCAGCCCAGCTTAAATCGCGAGGCAAAAACCCACAGAGCTACACTGGGCCAGCGTTATCCAGGTCTGCGTGCGGTGAACCGCGGAGGCGATTGATGGGGGAACGTCAGCGGCGGTGGGTTAAGGCGCATCCCGAAAGGGCGAGAGAACTTAACCAGCGATCGTACCAGCAATTTATGGGAATTATATAGATAACTCCAGCAAGGGAACAAAGGAGATGTGATGACAAAAGAAGAGAAAGATCAGATTGATGCCATGTCCCAATACGACTTGTGCCGGTTGTGGCGATTTGCTGAGTGCCCACATCCGTTGCTGCAAGGTGATACGGGAGAGTACTTTGCGCAGAAGCTGAAAGATGCGGGAGGATTTACGCCTGAAATTAGCAAGTCTCTCGGATGGGATTAATCAAGGGAGTCAACTATATAATTCCCCAATTTATGGCCGAACTGGGACCGAGGCCGCCGGGGATGACGGGCAAACGGGCAACTTACACCCTTGACCGCTTTCCGAACAACGATGGCCATTACGAACCCGGCAACGTTCGATGGGCGACGGTGAGTGAGCAAGCCAAAAACAGGAGAAAGAGAAAATCATGGAACGCCAGCCAGTAGAAAGCAGCCAGATCGTCAGCGTAGGCTACGATCCCGCGAAGTCCATCTTGGAGATTGAATTCAGGGGAGCAGTCAAGGAGATGCCGGAAGGCGAGGTATTCAAAGGCCCGGTTTACCAATATTTCGACGTGCTTCCCGAAACGCACCAAGCCCTCATGGACGCGCAGAGCGCGGGCCGCTACTTCGGCCAGCAAATTCGAGGCAAATTCAAATTCGCCAAACTACCCCCGCCGGCGGAAGGAGCACCAAAATGAGTAACGAAATCGTAACCAGCGCCGAGCAGATGGCTGAGAACGGGATGCAGCTATCCCTAGTCAGCGATCCCGAAAAACAGATCGAGCAGGCGACGAGAGCATGCACGGTGCTCATGAAAGTAGTCGAGGCTAAAGGACTGTTTGAAGTCTTCGGCCGCGGCAAGGAGCAAAAACGGCACCTGAAGGTCGAGGCGTGGCTTCTTCTGGGGCATTTCTTCGGCGTGACGACACGCACGGAGTCCGCAATGTCCGTTCAGGATGACGCCACCGGGCATTTCGGATTCGAGGCGACCGTCGAAGCGGTCCACGCCGCAACCGGGAGGATTGTAGGGCGGGCCGTGGCGCGCTGCATGTCGAACGAAGAAAACTGGGGAATGGTCGCGAAGTACGAATGGCAGAACGACGAGAAAACCAAGGTAGGCGAGCGCCAAAAAGCCATGCAGCAGCTTGAAAGCATGGCGCAGACGCGCGCAACGAGCAAAGCGCTGTCGAGCGTATTCCGCTGGGTAGTGATCCTGGGCGCGCCGAACGTGTCAGGAACGCCGGCGGAAGAAATGGGCGGCAAGGAGAAAAAACAGGCAACGAGCGAAGCGACGGGCGCCAAGCGAATCTCGGACGGCCAGCGCAAGCGTATTTTCGCCATCGCAAACGAAGTCGGCTACGACCTGGACAATCTTCCGGCCCTGGCGAAGAAGCACGGTTTCGAGATGGTCGCGCACATCACAATGGACAAGTACGAGGCTTTCGTAAAGGAAGTGCAGAATTGGAAGACGGCGGCTGCCTCATGAAGCAACTACGCGTGCTCGAAGAATGGAATAGCTACCGAACGACTTTATTGGACGGTGCGTCTCCCATTCAAATCCAAGAGTGTAGGCGCTCATTTTACGCGGGCGCACAGGCCCTATTCTTTATGATTATAAACGGACTCACGCCGGGAAGTGAACCCGAACCAGCCGATCTAGAAATGCTCGACCAGATCACCGAGGAACTAAAGGAATTTGCGTCAGACGTCTTTGAGGGCAAGGCATGACCACAATTAAAAAGGGCGTGAAGGTGATAGTCGTGGAAGGCGCCGACCAAGGCGAAAAAGGAACGGTCACGTCCATTTTCCGCCGGTATGACGAAGACGACCGAGCCACGCGAAAGATGGTTTCCTTCGAGGACGAAACAGGCCACCGAATCACGACGCGACTGGCTTGGGTGAGGGAGCTGTAAACAAGTGAAACGCAGGAAGCCATATCCAATCATCGGCCCGTGGGTTGAAGTCACCCGCCAGCGCCGCCCAGGCTGCACGCACTGCGATAAGTGCAAGAGGGAATTCGGGCCGAAGGAGCCTTTCCTCGTGCGGGAAACTCAAGTCAACTACTTCCGCGGCGACGATGAAGTGGAAATCTATCATGCGGGCTGCCGGCCGTGAGCGCCTTCAGCATCGAGAGCCTAGTCACGCACGCCGAGCCGGATGAAGCCGGGAAGCTGGTTCAATGGGTAGAAGTGAAACTCCTGCTGCCCAAGGATTTTGACTGGACGAAGGGAGCGCCGAAACTCCTGAAGTCGCTGGAGTTTGCGTGTGGGCTGATCGGGCGAGGGAGTGAAGAATCCAAAGATCAAAATTCGTAAGAGGGGAAACTTTTGGTGGGTATCGATCCCCGGAGACATTCCCGATTTTTCGAAGCACAAGCACTTTACGGACGCGCTGGCCAAGGTGCAATTCGAGATTCGTCCGCGCCGGAAGGGGAAGCGGGAGAGCACAAATGACTAACCTAGAATCCAGACCACCCCTTGAGACATACGAGCGCATTAGTCGAATCAGGCTGTGTGCAGACGCGAGACAACATAGTAGAAGCGATTCGCAAACTCCGCGCCGCCGTGAAAGCGTCCCCTGCGCCGGGGGGAGGGGAAAAATGAACAAGCGTCAAATTGACAGGAAAATAGCAAAACTTCGCAAGGAAGCCGATGAGCGGCTTATTTACAGTATGGCTTATTTGAACGAGGCAGTTATGAAATTAGAGGAATGCCGTGGCTTAATTAAGATTCAATTGGCAAAAGGGGGCATGCGACATGAGTGAGCAGTGCCTTGTTTCCGATAAAGTGTATCCCGATCACGCTTGGCGCATCGGCAAGATAAACAATCAGCCGAGAGAGTACTGTCAACGATGTGGCCAGTGGAAAGTTGATCCCGCCCCCTCCCAATCCACGGAGCGGCTGAAGGCGCAGGGGGGGGGGCTGAGAATGGATCTAGCCTACTGCGGTAAATGTGGTGTGCGCCGATATTTCAATAATGGAAAATGCGAATGGAGGTATGTAAGCGTGCGACCACAACTGGTATCAACACTTCTAGCCTGCAATCGCTGTAAACATCAATGGTGGTCATCGAGTCCGAAACCTAAGCGATGTCCGAAGTGCGGCCTCCGGGCTGATAGCAAGTGGGCGGAACTGCGGGCGAAGCGGGAGGCTGAGAAATGAATACGCTTGAAGAGTTGGTTGAGAAATGGCGGAAAATAAAGCGGAATAGTTGCTACGAAGATGCGCAAATTGCACACGCTATAGGAGTTTGTGCCGATCAACTCGAAGCCGAACTGCGTTCGCCAGGACCTTGCGGGAAGCATCCGAGGATGTTCTGGATTTCTGGCCAAGAGGAAATTTCAACTACTCCTATTTGTACTGCTGAGGCGACTAATCCTAATCGAAAGATGATCTTTGTTGGTCATTGCACCCTCTGCGCTGAACTGGCTAGCGCCGCGGAAGGCTATTTGGACGTGGCCTCCCGCTGCGCCTGGGTCGAGGACGCCAGGCGGGAGATGCGGGAGCAGACGAAAAAGGAAGCGGTCCATCAAGTCTGGGATAACTGGGACGTTCCAATCACAAAGCTAGAATCTTCATGGATGGCTGCGGCGATAGCTGCGAGGATTCAAAATCTATGAGTAAGCCAAAGTATTTCGCAGGTAAGGATTCTGGTAGGATTTGAGGAGGCTGCATATGTATGGAAGGAATAGCTATCTTGGCGAAGGAATCTGCACCCACGGAAACGACGATCAGAAATGCTGGGAATGTGCCTTTTTACGAGAGTACAAAGTAATCGCCGTAAAAAGAGATGCCCAACCCGAGGAGAAGAAATGCGACGATTCTGGCAGTTAGCTCACCATTTGATAGCACACCCTCTCATCGGTATTTCCTTTGGGCGGGTGTGGGCTTGGAAGTTTCATGACTGGACCTTGCCGAAAGCATGGCCGGGACAGAAACACGAGACCGCTCAACGATGGGCGGGGTTGGAGTAACTATGTGCGAGCATGTATGGAGTGACGGATATTATAGTAGCTTAATGACTTGCGTGAGGTGTGGGCGAAGCCGATCAACGCCCCTGAACGTTTACCGCAACCAACAAGGCTATGTTAATCCGGATAGTGATGAAATCCATGCAAGAAAATTGGAGGAGCGAGAGCGAGTTAAGGAAATAGAGAAAAAGGAGCGACTGCAACAACTCAGGAAGGATTTAGAGGAACTTGGCAATGACAAACCACACAACTAAAAGGACGAACGAGGCCGGGGAGGGCGCTAAACCGGAGCCGTTCGGGAGCGCCTTTACATTCAAGGCAGAAGGATTGCTGTAAGTTTTGAGGACGAGCCGAAGCCGTGACCACCTACGAATCCATCAAAACGATTTGGCTGTGTTTAGCGGCGCTCGCCATTGGGGCCGTCATGGCGCGCGCGCTGCCGTTGCTGGGCGATCTAAGGCGCGACGAGGCCACACTAGTAAAAAACGCGAATAATGCACTGGTGGGCATGGCAGTGGCCTTAGCGTCAATTCAGGCCATCGAAACAAACACGACGCGCACCGAAGCCGAAATGGCGGGACTTCTGAACGCTTCACGTCACGACATGCTCACCCAGGCAGAGAAGGCGCAGCTACTAAGAAAGGCGAACGCAATCCTAGATGACGCAGATACGGCCGTGAAAGGAGCAAACGATGACCTGGCAAAAGTGGGCCGTGATCTTGACACTGGCGGTACTCTACTTGCCGATAGCGATAATTCTCTGCGCTCTCTGGTGGTGGCTGGTCAAAATAGCTTGGAGCATCTTGACGCACTCGCCGCACCCGCCGTGGCCTCGTTGGACAAGCTCGACGCCACCATGACCGACGTGCAAGGCATTGCCAAGGACACGCACGCGATGAGCACCGATGCCGCGGCTTTTGTGCACCGGGAACTCACTCCCGTGCGCGGCGCGTGGCACAGCCTAAAGGCAATCGTAAATTTCACCTGGAGTTTGCGAGGGGCAATCGGGTTTTAGGAGTCCAATCGTAAGACTGAGGGAGCAAAACGAATGACGAACAAGTTTTTGACAATCATGGAAGCAATCGGCCGGGACTGTTTGCTGGTCCTGACCGAAGTGGAAAAGTATCTCCCGAAGGCAGCCGTCCTGGCCGAAGCTATTTTCCCGGCGCAGACGGCAGTTATCACGGGAGTAGTGAACTCGGTAGCGCTGATTCAAAAGGCAGTTGTGCTCGCCGAGCAAAAGATGGCGGCAGGAGGCCAAGCCTCGGGAACTGGTCTTCAAAAATCAGCCGATGTGCTCTCGACAGTCGAGCCCGTAGTGACTCAACTCTTGAAGGCGGAAGGTCTTACGGTAGACACTGCCTACATTCAAAAGCTAACGAACGCGATCGTGGACATCTTGAACGTGCAGACCATCGCGCCCGCTGGATTAGCAGCAGCCTAGCGAGATCCCGAGGTAGACCAGGGCTGGACTACCGAGGGGAAGGCCGGCGGCGTTTCAAGGGGAAACGCCGCCGGTTGAATTGCAGGGGGAGCGAGTGAGCCAAGAGGCTGTGTCCTGGGTGTTTAAGAACTCGAGAGCGAAAGGCCGGGCGGTTGCTGTCCTAATTGCGATTGCTTATTACAGCGACGAAAAGGGCGAAAATGCTTACCCCAAAACGAGCACTTTGGCACGTTTCACTGGGCAACACCGGATCACAATTTGGCGCGCTTTGAGAATCTTGCAGGAAATCGGCGAAATCGAGATATTAAAAGCCACAAAGACAGGACAGGCAAACACTTACCGGATTTTGAAAATGGCCAGGGCGAAGAAAAGCAGACGTTGCGCTACGCAACAATGTTTCACGGAGACTAATAGTATAAGTAAGAGAAAGAGCCAGCTTGCCCTATGGCCAGAAGGGGGAGCCGTGAAGAAAGAATACAAAGAATTCCTAGCCTTGCGTGACGAGCACCGCATCCCGAAAAGCGTTACTTGGGAAGCGTGGCGGCAAATGACCAAGGACCAGCGGAAAAAGCTCCAAGCCGCATGAGCATCCGCCGCATGACCGCCGACGAGCGGCAAAGCTATCAAAAGCGACAAGGCGATCTAGCAGCAGCCCGCAAGGAAGGCCGTACAGGCCACGAAGAAGCGGAAAAAGAGAGAAAGCGAGGCCCGCACACATGGCGGAACCGGAAGCAGTTATGCTCAAAGGCCAAACCACCCCAGCCGATCCCGAACTCGAACTCGTGATAGCGGTAATCCGCCGGGGCTTGTTGAAGGCGACAAGGTATGCAAACTCGAGGAAAGGCTCGGGAGTATGGCCGCGGCGATCAAGGAAGCAAGGCGGCGCCTACTGGCGCTGGAGCGCATCGGTCAGGAAGTTTGCCGCAACTACCAAAGAGCCATCGACCCACAGCGAAAGCAGGCGATAACGGCAGCCGAAGCGCTGGAGAGGCTGAAGTGGATTCAAAGCAAATCGGACGAACTGAAAGCGCTGCTGGAATGAACACCCGAATCAAACACGCGAAGCCAAAGAAACTAAACGCCGAAGAAGTCCGCCGGATGAAGGAAGCGCGCGAGGCAGGCATAAGCGTAACCATGCTGGCCGAACGCTTCAGAATCAGTAGGGATGCTGTCCGAGACTACCTCAACGCGCTAAAGGAGAGCAAAAATGCGTGAAATGCTGATAACCATGTACGCGATGCTGGCGCTGTCCATGGGAGCGCTGTTTGGGCTGGCAATCTACCTGGGCTATAGGGCGGGGTACGCGAAGGCAAGACAAACGCAGCGCGATGTGGTTGCCGCAGCTATGCTCGAATTTGAGAAGATGTACAACTACGGCGCGGGGATGTGGCCGATCCAAGGGACCGAACTGGGCAGAAGATTCCTAAATCACATCGAACGCGAAAAGGAGACGCATGCAATTCCTGAAAGCGAAGCAGAGGGTAAAAGTGGGAGTAAGGAAGGTCCGGGCCGGGGGTAGGCTGGAAGACCGCAGCGTAACAATCGAGCCCGGCCCGGCAAACTGAAAACACTTCCCAATTGACACCCACCCAGAAATAACGGATAACCCCAAGCAGGCAGGATGATCGAGGGAAGAGGCACGGCATCCGGTTGTGTTCTCCCAAGCACATACCCGGATGCCGTAAACTTTCCCCGATGCGCCGCCGACCAAGCCATGAAGAAATCTAGGCGGCCATCACGAACGCAGCGGCCACAATTCCCCAAAAAGAAAAGTGTAGGAGAACTACTGGACTTCCATCCCTCAAGGATCAAACCAGAACGGCTAGAAGCATTTCGCGAGGCGTACATCGAAAGCAAGGGCAACGCCGCGCGTGCAGCTCGAGCCATAGGGATGACCCCGGCATATGCCAAAACAAGCGCCTGGCGTCTGGTGCGTGCGCTCAATCTTCGGGTAGCAGACTGTCTCGAAATGCTAGGTGTGGACGCGGCGAGCCAAGCGCGCAAACTTGCGGCGCTGCGCGAAGCGCGAATGCCCAAGTGGAACCCTGGCGAAGAACAGTGGGACATCTTCGTAGATTCAGGGACGCAGCTCGGGGCGACAATCGAGATAAACAAGCTGCGCGACGAATATCCGGCCGTGAAGGAAAGGCAACTCCCGGTAAATCCAGTAACTGTGATATTCAACACCGATCTGAGCCAGTACGAAGGAGAAGACTATGCCCCTCGAACGATCGAGCTCCGACCAGGCTTTCAAAACCAACCTCAAGGAAATGCTGGCGGCGGGACACCCGAGAGCGCAATCACTCGCAGCAGCCTACGCGACGCAGCGAAAGGCAGTGGACACAAAAAAGAGTAAGTGAGAGCCCTGGATTTCATCCGCGACGTCATCAGGCCCACCCGCAAGCAACTGGAATTCCTCGAAGCGCTCCTAAGGTTCAGATTCATTCTCTACGGCGGCGCCGCCGGCGGCGGCAAGAGCTACATTCTGCGCTGGGGAGCCGTCTGGTTCTTGATTTATATGTGGAAAGCGTATGGCATTGTGGCCGGCAAGGTAGCGCTGTTCTGCGAAGACTATCCCAGCCTGGCCGACCGGCAAATCAGCAGAATCAAGAGCGAGTTTCCGCGATGGCTGGGCAGACTGCACCGCACCGAAGCGGACGGCTTAGTGTTCGAACTGGATGCGACCTGGGGCGGCGGCATGATTATGCTGCGCAACCTGGACGACACGAGCAAGTACAATTCCGTCGAATTCATGGCGGTATTCGTTGACGAGCTCACGCGCAACCCGGAAAAGAAGCAGCAGGACGTGGGAAACATCTTCGATGAACTGCGAAAGAGAATCCGGTGGCCGGGACTAGGCGACGAAGTAAATCTCCCGTTCGCGGGCGGCACGAACCCCGGAGGCAAGGGACACGGATGGGTGAGACGCTATTGGCTGGACAAGGACTTCCCCGAGGAACTGAAACCCTACGAGAGCCAATTCTATTTCATACAAGCGCTGTGCACCGACAACCCGCACCTTCGAGCAAGCTACTACGCCGATCTATTGAGCTTGCCCGAGCCACTGAGAAGCGCCTACGCCGAAGGGCGTTGGGACTTGTTCCAGGGGCAGTTTTTCGCCGAATGGAGAACGGCTTTACATACCTGCAAACCGTTCAAGATCCCGAGCTATTGGAAGAGATTCGCGGCGATGGACTGGGGATATGCTTCCCCCGCGTGCATCCTGTGGTTCGCGGTGAGCCCGGAGGCCCGTGTGTTCGCCTACCGCGAATTCTACGAACGCCACTGGACCAACGAGCGCATCGGAAAGGAAGCGGCGAGGCTTTCGGCGGGCGAAGCGATAGGCTATCGAGTGCTCGACCCGTCATGCTTCCCGGCCGAGAAGGAGATTCAGATAGGCAAATCCGATGCCGAACAGCTACAAGAAGCGGGCTGGCCGTGCATCAAGGCGGCCAACGACCGGCAAGCGGGCTGGAGCCAGATGAGGCAATACCTGCACTGGGAGCGAAACGAAAAGGGCGTGTACACGCGGTTGCCGATGTTCCAGGCGTTCGAGAATTGCTCGAATTTCATCCGCACGCTTCCGACACTCGTCTATGACGCACACAATACCGACGATCTGGACACCGACGGCGAAGACCACGCGCCCGACACTTGCAGGTACGGCCTCATGAGCCGGCCAGCGGTGACACGAATCCCGCTAGACCAAATGCCAGAAGAGTACGCCGACGCAGCCAGGCGCGCGCAGCATGACGAAAAAGAAGCGAGAGCGCATTGACCGAACGCGCCGCGACCGACAAACTCTCTCACGCGAGCGTCGAGTACCTGGGCGTCTCAGCGCATCCCGGGCGCCATTGCAGCGTGTGCGAGCATTTCATCAAGGACGAGCCCCCAAGATGCGAGAGTGTACAGTCTCCGATAGCCGCGAAGGGCTGGTGTGACCGCTTCGAGTTTGCAAATGCGGCACAGCGCTCGGGAATGCGCGGTTAAACTTTCGACAAACGTGAGACAGTCAAGCGGTGAAAACCTGCGCCAACTGCGGAGTCGAAGACAACCCAATGGTAGAGATGATTCCCGACGAGCAAAACCCGCACGGCGAACTCGTGCAAAGGATTTCTCATACCGTCCGAGTCGTGATCGAGTATCTGGCCGAAGGCAAGAATCTGACGCTGCGCCAGGAGCGGCAAGGCTGGCGCAACCGCGATTTGTTTCTCGCGCGTAGAGCGATCGAGCGGGACCTGTGCCTCAACTGCATCAACGCAACGCACATCCGGCGGCAGTTGAACGCCGAACAAGCAGCCAAGGCCAAAAGACTTGAACAAGACCAACTCGGCGAAGAGAATTTCTATCTCTTGCTCGCCGACGTGGACGGCTGTTACTGAGAAAGTAGGAACCGATGGCGGCACAAGTAGCGGGAACCTCGGCGAGCATCCAGCGGGCGGTAGATGGACAGTTGAACGTGTCGCTTCCCGGGACGGTAGCGGCGGCGGCGGGGCAAATCGGCCAGCCGTTTGCAATTCCCGGCGACACGGCCGCGCGGGATTACACCTGGGATTTGATCATCACCGGCACGGCGCCCGCAACCCTCGAAGTGGACCTAGAGGAATCCCTCGACCAGCAGTTTACAATCGCCACGGCGCAGCCGGGAGTAGCCACGGCGGGACAGATGGACACTTTCGCGGGCGTAGCCAGCACGCAGCGCCATGTGACGAACAAACAGACCAACTTCGTGCGCTTGAACATCATCGCCTTAACCGGCGGGGATGCGACAACTAGGATCCTTGGGCGCATCTTCATGGGCAAACGAGGCGCGGCAAATTGAAATGCGTTGCTCTATTTCTGGCGATTCTGTTTTCACTGGCCGTTCCCTGTTTGATTCGCGCGCAAGCCGTTGCCGTCCCAGGCGGGGCGAATACGCTTTTCAGCACCGGTGTGCCGGCAGGAGCTTGCGCATCGGGAGCGATCGACACGGACAACACAACAGGAATAATCTATTCCTGTAAGTTTGGTGTTTGGGTGGTAGGGAGCGGCGGTCCCGGCACGATTGCCGGGACTATCGCCAACACGCAGGTTGCCGTAGGGTCTGCGGCGAATACGATTGGTGGATCGAGCGCCTTGACGTTTGCTGGAAACCTTTTAGACATTAAAAATGGAGGCACTGGTTCGGTCACTTCGCCGTTGACTATTCAAGGGAGCGGTGCTGGATCATTTGACCCGGCTGCACAAGTTGCTTTAGTAAACATTGAACAGGAAAGTGCCGCTTTAGCTCCATTAGGATTAGTTGTAACGAATCGAGTAGCAAACGTTGCCAAAGGTGCTGCGGATTCCTTACTTAACATGCAAATTTCAGACGCAGGTTTGGCGCTTTTTTGTGGTGGTGGCGCTGTGAGCGATGCTAATAACAATTACACGTGTTTTTCATGGGATGCATTGTCTGGAATTTCTGTGACGCAAACAACTTCTATTGGTACTAACTCAACAAGAGTCCCATTTACGATTGTGGGTTCGACCGGTGCAACAGGAAACCTCTTAAATTTCAAAAGTACAATCGGTGGCCCCGTCGTTTCCTTTTTTGACATCAATGGGAATTATTCCGCTGGTACAGATAACAGCCTCGCCGGAATCGTGACGCTCGCCAATAGCGCCGCGAACGCGCACACGATCTTTGTCAG